ATTTGTCACCTGTTGAGTCAGGTGACCAATACCGTGTGCCGCTACAAAACATTGATGCAGCCGATGCTAAGGATGTTGGTTTGAAGTTGCGAGCAGAAATTGCCTCTAACTTGATTCAGGTTGGCTTTGACCCTAAGGCAGTTACAGATGCCGTTGGTTTGCCTGATATGAAGCACACAGGTTTGCCTTCATCTCAGCTACAACAGATTTCAAGCATTGACCCTGCCGACCCAAGTTCGGCTTATGAAGTCAATTCACGCGAAGCCCGCAATGGCAATAACTCAATGATTGTTCAAGTTCCTGAACCAACAGTTAATGTTGAAGCGCCAAATGTGACAATTGAACCTGCAATGGTGATGCTTGAATCCCCTCAAGTCAATGTTGCTGCGCCAAATGTCAATGTTGAATCTCCAACAGTTCAAGTCACCAACACAATTTCGCGCCAACGCGTTGTTAAGAAGGTTGTGCGTGATGATCTTGGAAGAATTGAATCAATCACGGAAGAATTTGTTGAGGGTGAAGAATAATGGCAACAGGTCTAAGCTCTTATCTAGCAAATGCTTTTCTTAATTCAGTTGGTAACGCAACAGCATTTTCAGTATCAACTGCCTATGTGAAACTTCATATCGGCGATCCCGGTGCTAATGGCACCGCAAATCCTGCCACCGAAACCACCCGCAAGGCGGTTTCATTTGGTGCGGCAGGTAGTGGTTCAATGGCAAGTGATGCTGATGTTACTTGGACAGCAATTGCAGGCAGCGAAGATGCCACCTACTTCACCGCTTGGGATGCAAGCACCGCAGGCAATTTCCTATTTTCAGGAACAATTAGCGGCAATGCCTACACCGCAGGCGATACTTACACAATCCCTTCAGCATCTCTAACAGTTGCCCTAACAATCGCAAGCTAAATGGCGCAATTTGTTTTAGATACCTCTCAGCTTGGCGTTGATGTTCTAGGGCCAATTGTTTACGCAACCGCATCAGCAGATTTGCAGGGTTTAACCGCCACCGCAACTGCTGAGGTCACAAATGTTGTAACAGCAACAGCAAATCTTGGGGGATTGTCGGCAAGCGTAGTAATTCCTCAAGAACAAACTGCCTCAAGTTCAACAGGTTATTCTTTTGTTCAACCTAACTTCCCTGTTGTTGAACCTGAAATTGAAATAACTATTAAAACAGTTGTTGCAAAAGCAAAAGCACAAATGGCAGGAATCAAGGCAAGTGCTGAATCTAGGATTGATTTTTCAATCATTGAAGATGATGCTGAAGTTTTACTTCTAATTTAGGAAAAAAATGCCTTATTACATAAGCGATGAACAAAGTGATTGCTCAGGTTGGGCAACGGTCAAAGAGGAATCTGACGGAACCTACACAACAATTGGGTGCCACGATTCTAAGCAAGATGCAATTGACCAAATGATTGCGGTTTCAATTTCTGAAGATATGGAACCGGGTGGAGAAATTCGTGCCGTTGATTTAAGCGTTCCACAATTTATTCGTGACAACGCAGCTCGCGGTTTGAAATATCTGCAAGAAGGCTTTGGGGGAGATGGCTTAACTGATGCAACTAAACGCGAAGCGCGTGAAATGGCAGCAGGTCGAGTATCTGAAAACAAAGTTCGCAAGATGGCACCTTGGTTTGCCCGTCACAAAGTTGATGGACAAGCCCCAAAAAATAATGACCCTTCAAATTCTCAATATCCCGGCGCAGGTTTAGTTGCTTGGCTTCTTTGGGGTGGGGATTCTGATTTTAGTGATAGAGCTGAAAATTGGGCGCAAAGAAAAATTGATGCCTTAGATGCAGAAACAAACTCAAGGAGTAAAATGAAAAAGATTGAGCGCCGCACATTCACAGTTCGCGATGTTGAGGCAAGACAAGCTGACGATGGCACAATGCGCCTTTCGGGTTATGCTGCCGTTTTCAATGACTCAAGCGTTCCGCTTCCATTCAAAGAATCAATTGCCCCTGGCGCATTTCGTAAAACTTTAAGCGAAACACCTGATGTTCGATTGCTAGTCAATCACGAAGGTTTGCCTTTGGCTCGCACCAAGAACGGCACCTTAACCCTTAGCGAAGATGATCGTGGACTATATTTCAGCGCAGAATTGGCAGATACTCAAGAAGCCCGCGACATTCACACCCTTATTGCTCGCGGCGATGTAGATCAAATGAGCTTTGCTTTCCGTGTTATTCGTCAAAAGTGGAGCGAAGATCGTTCCCGCCGTGTTCTAACTGAAGTTTCACTTTCAGATGGAGATGTTTCAGTTGTAACTTATCCTGCCTACCCAACCACATCAGTTGAGGCAAGAGAAGAATTGCGCAAAGCAATTGGCGCAGTTAAAGAAGGCCGTGAAATAACAGGCGAATCTTTGGTTGTTTTGAAAACAATTTTTGATGATCTTTCCGAAGGTCACGATTACATTATGCGCGCCGTTGAAATGATGGCAATGCTTACAGGTTCCGAAGGTGAACTTGAAGAAGAATCTCGCGAAAAGGTTGGCGATTTCGTTGAATGGGATTCAAGTGGCGGCACCGCAAGAGGTCGCATTGAACACATTATGGAAGAAGGCGTTTTAGGTATTCCGGGAACTGATTTCAGCGTTACAGCCGAAGAAGGTGACCCTGCGGTTCTAATTCGCATTTATGAAGAAGTTGAAGATGGCTACAAAGCAACAGAAACTTTGGTTGGTCATAAAATGTCAGAGTTGCGTTATATTGAACCGCTACCTGAACCAACAGAAAATTCAGCTCGCAAAATCTCACTTCGCCTTGCTAAGGCAATTGTAAACAACACAAAATAAGTTTCTGCTGAACAATCAGCAGATGAAGTCGGAGCGACCTCACACCCTCAAAGCGCCGTGAAACCATCGCCACCACCTCAAATTTTCCAACAAACTCATAAGGAGCAAAACAAATGTCATTTCTTGACAAAGTAATTGAGCGCCGTGATGCAGTTAAGGCTGAACTAGATGCAGTTCTTGAAGCGGTTGCCGCTGAAGAACGCACAGACTTAACCGCCGAGGAAACCGAAAAGGTTGATGCCTTGGTTGAAGAATCACGCTCACTAGATACAAAGATTGAAAAGTTCAACACACAGGCAGTTGCAGATGCTAAGGCATCAGAAGTTCGCGCATCAGTTGCAGCAGTTGTTACACCTAAGGGTGGCGCAACAGTTACACGCGAAGCTCGCACATACTCACCTGAAGCTGAAGTTTCATTCGTAAAGGATGCTTTCGCAGCATCTTCACGCGGAGATTTCGCAGCTAATGAGCGCCTTGCTCGCCATATGCGCGAAGAATCAATCGAGCGCCGCGATGTCGGAACAGCTCAATTTGATGGTCTTGTTATTCCACAATACCTTGTTGATCTAGCAGCACCACTTGCTCGCGCAGGCCGCCCAACAGCAGACTTCGCAACAAGCAAGCACACCCTGCCAGCAGCCGGAATGACTCTGAACATTTCCCGTATGACAACAGGAACTTCAACAGCAGTTCAGGTTACACAGAATGATGCAGTTTCAGAAACTGATGCTGACGATACACTTTTGACTATCAATGTCCGGACAATCGCCGGCCAGCAAGATATAAGCAAACAGGCCATCGAAAGAGGAACAGGCATTGATGCTTTCATCGTTGCCGACCTAATCCGTTCTTGGCACACAACACTTGATGCTCAAATCCTTAATGGTGCAGGTACAGCAGGCACAATCAAGGGAATCCGCAACTCAGGTGGAAATGCCATCACATTCACAGCAACAACACCAACAGTTGCCTTGCTTTATCCAAAACTAGCTGATGCAATTCAGCAAGTTCAGGCAAACACATTCACAACACCAACTCACTTCATTATGCACCCACGCCGCCTAGCGTTTCTTCTCGCTGCGGTTGATGGTTCAAACCGCCCATTAGTAGTTCCTGCTGCGGGTGGCCCAATGAACGCAATTGGTACAGGCGCAGGCGTTGCAGGTTATGGCAACAGCGGCTATCAGATGCTTGGACTTCCAATCATCACAGATGCTTCAGTTGGTACAACATACGGCGCTTCAACAAACCAAGATGAAATCTATTGCGTTGCCGCACCTGAGATGCACCTTTGGGAACAACCTGGCTCACCATTCGCATTGTCTTTCGATGCTACTGGCGCAGGCAATCTCACAGTTAAGTCAGTTGTTTACGGCTACGCGGCCTTTAGTGCGGAAAGATACCCACTAGCTGCCTCAATTATTTCCGGAACCGGATTGGCTAGCCCATCGTTCTAGAGGTAATAACACCAACCTTCTAATTTGAAGGTTTCTTGATTGTGTTGAAGGGGCAAGACTCCCCCGACTTGCCCCTTCAACACTTCCCAAAACAGA